GAACGATTGAGCAAACATAGAAGTGGGAATGAAAGAATATGACCCATCATCTGACCCCTGGTGACAGGGACCGTCCGATGACCCACCGTTACCTTAATATTCGTTAGACTCTCGATAGCTATCCTTCTTATTAGAGGTTCGAACTGAACGAGTCTCGTAGGGAGCTTGATGTCCGTTACAGACAGCATCTGTTCTGCGGCATATTTTGTATACCGAAGGAAGATCTCATCTGTAGCAGCAGCATAATCCCCACTAACCACTTTCTGTCCGAGTTCCAGCTCAAGACCCTTGATGGCGTCTGAGACTGGAACCCCTCCGATAAGTTGATAAATCTCCGTCTCTCTCATTCTCTTGTGCCACGCTTTCTGAATTGGGCCTAAAAGACCCAGTATCCAGGACTGACGTGTAACAAGACGAACCTTGAGAGGTTCGGGAATACCAGCTACTCGAGCACCGTAGTACCCTTGTCCACCTTCTGTTTCCTCCGCAGTATCAAGTAGCTGATTGAGTAAGTCCGTCCATACTCCGTCCCAGGTCATAAGATCTGGGTCGAAAAACTTTAGAACCTCCTCTTCGCACTCCTCAACACTACGTAAGAATGGATGATCCTCACGAAAGTTGGAGGTCATGACGTTCTCCCGGACAAAGCCCTGGAGTCCGCCATCTTTCCGACTCGACTCGAAACATGAACTCGTGGAAGGAGCGAATGGAACGGTATAATCCGCAACCATTCTCTCTTCCCCAAGCTCCTGTACCGAGACGTGAATTTCTTCCTCAATACGGTGTGAACAATTGTACTTATTAGGTAACGGACGGGATAGTCCGTCTAAGTACTTTTCTATTTTCTGTTCCACGATAGATTCTGGTAGCTTAGGAAACAGTCTCTTGCTGTAAAGCATGAGACTCGCTAGTTCCATGTTCCGTCTCCGACTCTTCTTTGACGTCATACGATTTCTCCAATAGCGCCGAAAGGCACTATCGAGGATCTCATATGGATCAGAAAAGAACTGAGGAGGTGTATCGTCCTTGAGAACATGGGGAAGCCAATAGGCTACCCACGACTTAAGACCATCCACCAACTCGGTAATATCAGAGACAGGACACTTCTTAACGAGCACACGCCCCACATAAACCCCCTTTAGATAAAAGGTGTCTACAAGAGCTTTGTCGCATTCGTTCCAGAACTGTGACACGCTCAACGTTGAAGGATGCTGAGTTGCCTCAAACTCAACATTCTTCAGTAAGAAACGCTGGCGATCCGTACCCCCCATGGGGTGACGGGCGCTGACCTTCTTTCGAAGTCCCCTCTCGTTCTTACGTGAGGAGGGAAAGGATATGATTTCTTTTGGAGTCATATTG